ATGGTCATGGACCCGGTCGTCACCAGGTCGACGGTCCGCCCATCCTTGTGTTCCACATGGACTTTCCATAACGCGGTACTGTAGTTGCACCAGTTCCCGCCGATCTTTAATACCGCAATGCTCTTCGGTATCTTTTCTTGCTGTATCACGGTACCCGGCCTCCCTTAGCAGTAATCGCCTGCCGGATATCCTCCACCAGTTCCTGCCAGGCCTCCTGGTCCGGGGTGTCCTGCTCCGCCTTCTGCCCGTACACGTCCAGCATAACTGCCAGCACCTGCCGGGGCTGGCCCGGTATGGTCTTCCTGATCGCCTCAATTAAATTACGGTTATCCATCTTCTCTCCCTGCCTTTTTATAAATTTATTCCAGGCCTTATTCAGGTCTATGGTGTCTCTATCCGTCATTCTGCCACCTCTTCCCTTAATGCATCTATCTCCTTGCAAACCTTTGCATATTGTTTTAAAAGTTCCCTATCAACACGCATTAGTTTCTTGATGGCATAGTTTACACCAACCTGCTTTGATACAATTCCATCTAACCTGTCATACAATCGGTGCATTTTTTGTTCTTTGGTCATTCCTTCACCTCAAAGTCAGCACATCTTTCACTCATGTCATCCACCGCATAGGGAATGCGATATCTTACATCCGGCACTTCCTTTGCCTGTTGTCGCATCGCATATGGTTGTGCGATATCACACTCTTGGTAGTGCTTGCATCGTTCACACCTGCACCATGTTATGTCCATGTAGTATTTCATTCTGCCGCCTCTATCCTGCACCGCAACCACCTCCGACCGAATTGCCAGCACTCCGCCTCCGTGTCCATGAAAATATCCAGCCGGTCCCGGTGGCCGGCGCCGAACCGGTCTGTCACGGTCAGGATCCGTCCGTCCGGCAGGGTCACATGGGCGCCGAACGGAAGATGATCCGCGGCGCACATCCCTACCCTGGGCATGACTCCGGACGCGGTAGGGTTGCCTGTGTGGGTGTATGCGGAGGCCTGGAGGACCTGCCAAAACACAGCAAAATATATCAAGTATCGCATGACTCACCCTCCCCCTTTTTGTTTAGTTCCGTTTGGAACTGCGCCAATATATCAACTATCTGATTAAGAACCGTAACGCACCGAAGGCACAAAAACCCTTTGTTTTCCTTATGGTCAACCACCACGTACATGCCGTCCTCGAATTTCACCGTTAATATGTCCATTACTTCCCCCTTAACTTCTTTAACATCATTTATTCATTGTGTTGCTCCTTACCCATTCAAAATTATTTTCCAGGTCTTTGGTCGTCAGTTCCAATTTCGCAAAGTGAAGATCTATGTTCCGTGTCAGCGTGTAGTAGTGGTCACGATACATACCCACGGAAAACTTTAATGTATACGGAAGCAGTTTATATTCGTACCCGCTCAACTCCCACACTTCGCCGGCCTTCGCAATATTGAAATCCTTAACTGCCCGGAACCTCAACATGTGCGTCATTTTCTCTTCCTCTCTTGTATCGCAGTCAGTATCTCTGCAGTCAGCACTGCAACCCGGCCCAGTTCAGGAGTGTCGCCTCGCAGGCCGCACTTATTCAGCCTGCAGTGTACACTTTTGGTAACCACGGCCAGATTGTCCAGCGTGCAGTGCATCTTGTTTCCATCAAGGAACGTGACCACCATGTCCTCCGGGACAGGCCCGTGCGCCTCCTCCCACAGCAACCGGTGTTTGAATGCCCACACGTTGGGATCCGCGATTTTCACCTTCCAGTACCCTTCCGTGTTTATGATCTCGGATCCCACCGGCATACGGTTCACCGGTACGTGTCCGGGTTTAAACTTCGTATGGCCGCCGCAGGTGGGCCACATGCCCCGGGTCCCTTTGTTCAGTGGCGTGCGTCCCTTCTTAAACTCAGTACCCGGGCTGGCATGGTGCCCCTTCCGGAATGTGGTCACGATCCCGCTGCGCACACCCAGGTAGCACTTCAGGCTGGCGATACTCCCGGCATGATACGCAGTCCCGAACCGGGCGTTTACCATATCCGCCAGGTCCTGGTTGCGTGTACCGGGCGCATGGTCCCGAACAAACTGCTTTAACTCTTCCGGGGTACGCATTTAACCGGCCTCCCCACGTCCAGGAACCCGGGCAGGTCCTCGTTGGCAGGTATATCCAGCTTTGCTGTGACTGCCTTGATCGCCAGGTTCCCGTTCTGTATGATCTGCGCGGATATATTACTGATCGCCTGCCCGCGCTTGATCTCCTGGTTTAATTCATCTCCCGTCAGGTCCGGGTTGCTCAGTCTCTCCAGTTGTTCAAACAGGAGTGAGTGCAGGTCCGTCAGGGACGTCTTCATCGGTCTATCGTTCGTCATCGTTGTCCTCCCGGCAGCGCCTTGTGCACTGCTTCCCGTAATAGTTCCATATCGTTACCCAGCACGTAGGTGTTGACTTCCACCTCGGCCTTGGTCTGGCAGGCCTGCTCATACAGCCGGCGTAGCTGCGCCCATATCGTCGGCATGTCCGTCTCCCGGGCAAGCATCAGGTTATCCCATCCGTAACTGTTAACTGCCTGCGCCACCTCTTTGGTTGACCAGTATGGTTCACAGGGCTGCCCGTATTCCGGATCCGTATCCGGTATCTCACCCAGGCACCCGCGGTACCAGGTCCGTGCCATGCCCCTGCTGATCTCCTGCTGTGCCTCCTGCCACGTTTTCACTTTCCGTACCGGGTCCACGGTTGCCATCAGGGATTGTGCTGCTGTTCTAATCTCTGCTATGGAAGGCAGGTATTTGCATTCCAGTATGGCCTTCCGGCACACCTTGTCCAGCAGTTCTGCCGGCAGGTCCTCCAGCATCTGTGTATATACCGCGATCCGTTCGGCCTCGTTACCCTGACCGTAGCAGGTAAACATCATGGTTATTGACTTGACCATCTGTGCCTTACTCATTATCATCCTCCGTAATACCTAACAACTCCAGCGCCCGCTGATAACCGGCCTGTGAGTCGTTGCGCCGGTTCTCCGGTTTCTTTTCCGCGTCCCGTCTGGCCCAGGTTCTGATCGTCACTAAGTGGTTGGCGTATTTCTTCCCTGAAGAGGCCATGTATTCAGACAACCGGTTGATCCTCTGCTGCCAGTCTGTCGGGAATTCCGCTTGCAGTTTCTGCAGGTCTTCATCCGACAGAAAAACGTTGTCATAGGTCCCGTATTTGTGTGTCCCCCTTCTTCTATTCTTATATTCTTTATTATTAGTAATAGGAAGAAACTCGTTTTGTGTTCCGTTTGTGTTCCGTTTGTGTTCCACTTGCGTTCCATTTTGTGTTCCGTTCCCTTGGTATTTTTCCCAATTAAGCACGGTAACAAGCGTGTTTCGGGGACTTGTTTGTGTTTCAATTTGTGTTTCACTTTTGAACAACTCTGTGATCCGGTGTAAAGTTGTAACCGGAATACCCAGTTCTTTTGCCACATGGCGCATCTTGAACAGGCCCTGGCCTGGTTGCAAAGTTATCCTCTTCCCCTCAAACACAACGTCCTCAGGTTGGTACGCCACGTTTAATAAAATATAAACCCACGTTCCCAGCACATTCGCGTTACGCATCCAGGGGTTTTTAAAAATACTTCGGTGGATCTTAATCCACCCACCGTCTCCGTTCATTGCATTCACCCCTTAGAAAAGCGATTTAATACTGGTTAAAAATGGTTTAATATCGTCCACGGACCGGGCCAGTATATATGTCCCGCCGTGGGCCTCGCAGATCCGCTGGAATTCCACCTGGTAAGCGGACTGTTTCCCGGTCGCTGTTTTGATTTCTATGTACAACGTTACCCCGTCCTTGAGCGCAGTAAGATCGGGGAACCCTCTGCGGCTCCCCAATCCCTGCTGGTGGCGGGTAACGTCCCATCCGTCCAGGCGCAGCATCTCCCGCACCTGCATCAGTATGTAGCTTTCTGGTTGTGTCTTACGTCCGTAACCGGCCACCCGTACCATAATCAATCCTCCGCAAACGGTAACTCGTTCTGACCCTCTCCGCCGGCGTCCTCCACCGGTTCCGGGGTCACGTCGATCGGTTCGGTCTCGTCCGGTTCATCAAGCATGTCCTTTCCAATATTAGTCTTGATGGTTTCGTCCGCAGATATGGCACGTATAAAGTCAGACTTCAACGGTGCGTATTTCAGCAACTGTTTCAGGACCGTCTTTTTTGCCATGCTATCAAAATTAGTGGACCACGGGCTGTACCCGGAACCGGCAGCCTTGCTGTACTGTTTGGCGAATTGTTCCACATCTTCTTTGCTCATAACAAAGAAGTTGAACCCACCGTCTTTTGTTTTAAACATCGCATAGTAGGCAATGACCGGGCCGCGGTTCGCCAGTTTAGGCTTGAACTTAAGTTTCGGGTCAAGCCCGTATTCAAATTCAAAATCATCATTTTCATGGACCACCTGTGCGTCGATCACACTGATCTCCCCGGACCGGTACGCCAGGTCAAGATAACCCTTGTAACCGATTTGGAACTGGCACTCCAGACGTCCCCGGTTCCGATAGGGAATAAAATACGCGTGACCCAACGGGGTGTTGGGTTCCAGGCCAAGCTGGGCCGACGTCATAAACGCGCCGGCAAAACTCTCCGGGGTACACTGCTGAAGCTGCGGGTTGGTAGATAATGCAGTCATCACCATACGCGTATAGCGTTCCGGCGTCAGCACCGTCGGCAGCGCCTTGGCGATCTGTCCCTGCATGCTCATGAGTAATCCTTTCAGGCCGGTGGCCTTTGTTGCTGCGTTGTTTACTTTAGCAATACCTGTCTTTACGTTTGCCATTTGTTTGCCTCCTTATACTTTTTTACGCTTTAAATACACGGATCGGTTTTCCAATTTTGCTATACTTTTCGAACACTTCCGGCAGGTCCGCTTTCAGTTTCTTACTGTCAATGGTGACCCGTCCGGCCTGGGTTTTCCATGTCACTTTGTTCCCGCTGATTTCGGCGACCTCAAAGTTGCCCATCGCGGACATGATCTGCTGTTTGCATTCATCCCGGCCCGCCTTGGCAGCCTTCTCTGCCTCCTCGAACCGTTTCATTTTTTCATACGTGAGCGCCAGCCGGTCCAGGTTAATGGTTTCTGCCCGACCTCCTGGGTACATGCTTGCCAGCACACCGGCAGCACTGTCTGACCCGTCCGGGTCCGGCATGACTTTACCCACAACCAGGTTCCAAAATTTCTGCCCCTCGAAAATCAGGTGGTCGATTTCTTCCTGGTTCCGTTCCACCACGTTCCAGCGGGCGTCGTTCCCGCCGATAAGGACAGCAATATACCAGCGATCGTACCCGGTGACTCCCATGTACCATTGGCACTGCAGGTAGTACGCGTCGGGGATGTTGTCGTCCCGCCAGTACTTGGCCTGGTCTACGCCGGCAGTTTTAATTTCAAGGCCGGCCTTCTCTCCGACCACCTCACGGTCCACACTGGCCAGCATCCAGGGATAGTCGCAGGACTGCATCATGCCCCGGCGGATGACTTTTTTACCGGTCTGCTCCATAAACCACTCCGCAATATTAGCCTCGTTTTTCATGCCCCAGTACACCCGCTGGTTCCCGGACAGGTCCTCCGGTTCCTGGCCGCCGGTCTTCTCCATCCATAACTGCAGGCGACTCTTCCACGGGTTGATTCCCATGATGACGCTGGCGTCCGACCCGCCCAGGCCGCTGTTGCGTAACTTCAGCCAGGCCTTACGGTCCTGCATCTGTTCTACGGTCATAACAAGTTTTGCCATTATTCCGCCTCCTTGACTTCTTCCCACCCGGTAACGCGGTACCATTTACCACCGTGCTGCAGCAGCATCTCGCCCGGGGCGAACAGGTCCTGCTGGGATTCCTGCTTTGTCTCCGGTTTAACTTTTTTGGGCGGCCCTGCCAATAGTTCCTCACGCTTCACACCAAACGCTTCAGCTAATTTATCGACCGTCGCGCCGCGGAGGTTCAGGATTTCGCCCCTCCGGATCCTGCGCAGATGTTCGGGAACCATCCCGCTCCGTCTGGCCACCTCGTTGCTCGACATCCCCTTATAACCCATCCAGTCCATAAGAATGCCGGCCCAGTTGAGGATCGGTTTCTTTCCTTCCGGTGTTGCTTCCGGAACCCGGTCCGCGATAATATCGTTCGGCAGCGCGTTCAGCGCCTGTGCCAGCTTTGCTACGGAATTAATACTGAATTTATTTTTAGTGCAAAAGTTGTTGTTCATAGCGCTGTTGATAAAGCCCCTTGACCGGCCCAGTTCTTTTACAAGGTCTTCCTTTGTTTTGCCGGAAGCGCGAAACGCCGCCCGGACCTTGCTGTCGTCAAGAAAAACGCTGTTGTTGCCTCTCATCGTTTACCTCCTCTTGCTTTGCATCTGATCCGTCCCATATCCGGACCAGGTTATAATCGTTCATATACATGGCGTCAGATAACTCGTCCATGGTATTATCCACTGCCTCCTGCAGGGTATCTGCCTCTGTCCACTTATCCACGACCATGTGTATCCTTACTCTGTATTCGCTCATGTTGCCCCCATGATATAGACACGGTCCGCGCTTGTGATAGGTTTACTTCTTCTGCTCGGCGCTGCGCCTGGCTGTTGATTTGCAGCGGACCGTGTGGTATAATAATGTATAGGCATTTTTCGTTTGCCACCTTTTGCTGGACCCGACCCTTGCCCGGTCGGGTCTTTTTATTTTTGTTTCATGGGATCACCTCCCGATATACGCGCCGGTGACTGCCCGGACGAACAGTTCCGCTGCCACCAGGACTGCTATGCTGACTGCAAGGCAGGCCAGCCAGGTGTCCCCGTCTATCTTCCACATTTACTTGGCCTCCTTGTTGTACGTCCATTCAAAATCCGTTTTAATTTTCAGACCCTCGGTTCGAAGTTCCTCGATGATGTCCAGCGCAGTAAATTCCCTTGCGTTGATCGCCTGTATCACGGAATCGCGTTTCTGCATAAACCGTGCAATACGGTTGGTCCCGAACCCGAATTCGTCCCGGAGTGCTGTGATCTCCGCCGCGGCTGCGTCCCGGCAGCCATCGTTGTACATCTCGCACCCGAAGTCCTGCAACCATTCGTTGAACCTGTCCCGGTTTTTGTGCTTGGCGAGATTCCGCCAGGTGGCACGGGTAATGATGTCCTTACTCATATCAACCACCACATACCGCGTAAATCAGCATCGGGATGATGACGCCGGCCGGAAAGGCCAGCCACAACAGTGTGTCTTCTATATACCTATTCATACCTTGCCTCCCTGTGCTACCCGCACCATGATGTTTATCCTGTTCCGCAGTTCCTGGATCTCCCGGTCCTGCTCCGCGATTTTCAGATCCTTCTGCCTCCGTTCCCACGGGGTCAGGGCCATCGCTTCCCGGCCGATACTCTCAAGTTGGTACACCTCCGCCGCGCTGAACCGTACGCCCGGCATGTCCGGCAGCCGGTGCAGTCGGCCGGCCGCCTCCATCTTGCGGATGGTGGTCGGCGCCAGGCCCCAGCGTTCCGCCAGGGTGTTGATGTCGAATACTGTTATTTCCATGTCCGCCTCCTACATGAGTTTAACTCATGTTGTAATGTAAAAAAAATTAGAACTTGATTTCTTCGACAGTTACACCAAAGTATTCGGCAAGTTTTAGGACCTTGCTGATAGGTACGTTAGAGAGATCTTTCTCCCAGGATCCGTACGTGGGAAGTGACACGCCCACTGCTTTGGCGACTTCTCGTTGGGTAGCATTTTTCCTTGCCCGAAGTTCCTTTAAACTGTACTGCATCACCACACCTCCTTTCCATCCCACTAACACTATCTTACATGAGTTTAACTCTTGTGTCAATAGAAAACTTTATATTTTTCTGGAATACTTGATTTTAAGTCAAACAAAAACTATAATTAGTAAAAAGGAGGCGACAACATGAACACAGTAAAAATAACAACACTTCGTAAAAATCTACGGTACCTGCGTAAAAAACACGGGTATAGTCAGGAGTTCATCGCAGAGATATGCGGAAAGAAAAGTTATACAACGATCCAAAAATGGGAAACGTCCGGCGCGGAACCGTCTGTTGGAATTGTAATGTTGTTGTGTAACCTGTATGGTGTAAGTATTAACGACATGGTCTATACGGATTTAACAAAGGAGTGATACCATGACCACAACCTACCGACAGAAGGATTCCGGCTGGCAGATCATCATATCGTATAAGGATGACGCCGGACACTGGCGCCAGAAGTCCCGCCAGGGTTTTCCTACCAAGCGGGAGGCACGGGCCGCGGAGGCGGACCTGCTGAAGCAAATAAAAAGCCGGCCACACCCCTTGCATGAGGGCATGACCGGTATCACGCTTATGGAATTCTGCATGCATTACCTTAAAGTCAAAAAGTCAATTTCAGAAAACACGAAGGTCAATTATATCATGGCCGTAAAATCCCTCAGAATCGTTTCAAATATGCCGGTCCATACCATAACATACCTTGACCTACAGGACGCGATCAGCGGCTGGATATGCGCGCCTCAGACCCAACTTCAATACAAAAGTAAACTGAATGTGCTGTTCCGGGCAGCAGTTAAACCATATGGGTTGATTAGCACTAACCCCATGCAGGATATTGAGATACCCAGGGACCGGACCCGGGCGGAAAAAACTGTCCTGACGGAAGAGCAGTTCCGGATCCTGATCAGCAAGGCCCGGAGGGATGAGGCTATTGCCCTGGCCATCGGATACTACGCCGGCCTCCGTAAAGGGGAACTGCTGGGCCTCACCTGGAAGGATATCAACTGGCGCGACAGGACCCTGACCGTAGACAAACAGTACAGCGCGCGGGTGGATACCATCTCCATACCCAAGAGCAGAAACGGGTTCCGGACGATCCCCGTCCCCCAGGTCCTGCTGCAGATGTTGAGGCAGTACCACGACAGTACGCCGCTGGACCTTGAGCGCCGCCTGTTCCCGCGGCCGCAG